CAACGCTGCTGGTAACTCCAGCGCTACCCCCAGACTGCTGTCCGTTGGATCGGTTGCTAAGGGTGTTCCCCAGCAATCGACGTGGCTGCGCTTCGAGATTAACATTCCTGATGGATCGACCATCAACTCGGTTCGGGTCATCCTCTTCTTCCTCTCTCGTCAGGGCATTGCGGCAGGATATAACCTGCCGATCATCGCAGGATTCTTCGAGCCGGACGGGACGTGGAACCTCGACGGCCAGGATTACGCCGACTACGCAACCTTCACGCCTGCTGGTGCTCCGGGTGTGTTCCCGGCGCTGGATGGGTCTGCGGACGCGGCTTGGATCAACGCCTCAACCCCTGCGTTCGATTTCAACGACACCGGGACCAATACGATTCCTGGCTTGACATTCTTTGATTTCAGCTCGCAGGGAAACCAAGGCGACACGACCACCACATTCACTTCTGCACAGATGCTAAGCGACGCACAAGACGCATTCGACGCCAACACAGCGGAGCGGACCGCGAATGGTGTGCCGATGGCGTTCGGCATCTTTCCGCAAAACACGGCGGCGACGCAGTGGGCGTTGGCTTCGGTCGCCAATGCGACGGCGTCGCGACGTCCCGTGCTGGAAATCGACTACGACCCGCCGTCCATCTTTGGTGAGGTCTCGTCGGCTGCTTCGGTCGATGGCGCGGTTGAACTCGCTGGCCTGAACATCCTTGGAGAGCTGGCCGCAGCAACGACGGTCGATGGCACCGTTCGTCCGTTCGGTGAGGCGATCGAACCGGTCGCTGTTTCGCGGCGTACTGCTGCCATCGCCGCTGCTCGTCGTGCGCTCGCGACGTCCGTCTCCGAACGTGCAGGTTCGGTGAACGTGACGCGCCGAGACGCGGCAATCTCGACGACTCGAGCCGGCAGCTCTGCTACACTGACCCGTAAGCCGACGGCAATCGACACGAGCCAGTCGGGCGAGGACTGAGATGGCCACGACCCTGAACCGATGCCCCCAGGAGATCAACATCTGCCTCACGCGAGGCGATACGGCTCCGTTCGGGTTCACGCTTCTGCAGGAAGACGGCTCGACCGCCTACGACCCGACGGGCAGCACCTTCGTGCTCACCGTGAACACCGAATCCGATCCGACGGACGCGACGAATCAGGTGTTCCAGGCGAGCGGCTCTCTCGCGAGCAACGTCGTGAGCTTCAATCTCTCGACCGGCGAAGCCGATCAGCTCGGCGTGCTCTTCTACGATCTGCAGGAGACGGACTCCGGCGGCGACATCTTCACCTGGGCCAAGGGCGAGATCGAATGGCGCCAGGACATCGCGAAGTAGGAATCGTCAATGGGAACCGTCAGCATCAGCGGGAAGAGCTTCACGATCTACGGTGAGCAGAGCGACGATTCCGGCGCTCCGCCCGTCTCGGCGACGACGTACTTCATCGGCCAGATCAATGCGACCGGCTGGGACGCCGCGAGCACTTCCGACCGTGCGAAGGCGCTCGTGAGCGCGACACGCATCCTCGACAAGCAGGTGTGGGCAGGCACGCCCACCGTCGAAGGGCAGCCGCAGGCGTGGCCGCGTACCGGAGTGACGGACATCGACGGCGTGGCCATCGGAACCAGCGCGATTCCGGATGAAGTCGTTTACGCCACCTACGAGCTGGCTGGCGCCATTCTGACCACCGCGTCCGTCGGGACGACGGCGAGCCAGGGCTCCAACGTGAAGCGCGAGCTGTCGCGCGAGAAGGTCGGCGATCTCGAGGTCGAGACCGAGACCGAATACTTCACGCCCACGATCGGCAACCCCAAGCTGGCGACGCGGTTCCCCGCGATCGTTCAGGAATACCTGCGCGGCCTGCTCGCGTCCGGTGCCATCGCGGCCACCGTGACTGGTTCGGCGGCCTCGAACTTCGCCGAGGACGACTTCGGCTTCAACGACCCCGGGTTGTAAGGTGAAGGCTGGTCCCAGCTACGGCGAGGGGCCTTGGCCAGACCAGTACGACCTACAGGACTTGTTAAGTGGCAGCAGCGGAATTCCCGGGAGCGATCGACGAATTCGGTCGGACGCTGGCTCTGATCGAGGCTGCGGATGCGAACATCCGCCGTCGCTTTCTGGAGCTGATTAACGACGCCCGTGGCCTGCAGACTCTCGAAGAGATTGAGCAGCTGATCCTCGAAGGTCGTGGGTTCGAGGCGCTCGCGCTCATCGACGATGTCGGTCCTGGGCTGAACGAGGCGATCGTTGCGGCCTACGCCGCCGCCGGTGCGAGCGTAGCTGCGGTGATTCGGCAACAGGCCCTTCCGCTGATCCAGTTCAATCAGCTGAACACCCGCGGGGTAAGCGCCCTGCAGGAATCGGGGGCGCGACTCATCCGCGAGCTGCAGGCGCAGCAGGCGCAGGCGATCAGCATCACCCTGCAGGAATCCGTGCGAGCGGGGCTCGCACCCCGCCAGATCGCCGCGCGCGTCCGCGGGTCGATCGGCCTGACCTCCGTGCAGGCCCAGTGGGTGGCGAACTACCGCCGCGAGCTGCAGAGCCTCGACCCTCGAGCCCTGGCGCGGCAGCTTCGCGATCGGCGCTCCGACGGCGTCATCCGACGCGCGATCCTGAACGAGAACCCCCTGAACGCGGTCCAGATCGAGAATCTGGTAGCTCGCTACGAAGCTCGCCTGCTCACGATGCGCGCGAACGCGATCGGGAAGACGGAAGCTCTCGCCGCCGTGAACATGGGCGAGCACGAAATGTGGCTGCAGGCCATCGATCGGGGCTTGAACCCCGCCCTCGTCGAGCAGGAATGGGGCGTGCTGCAAGATGGCCGGCAGCGCGATTCTCACGACTCGATGCAGGGTCAGCTTCGTCCCCTCGGCCAATCCTTCATCTCGGGACGCGGCGCGCAGCTGCGATTTCCGGGCGACCCCAGCGCCCCCGCGCGCGAGGTCGTTTCCTGTCGATGCGTCGTTGCGCGACGTTTCGTGGAAAATCCGCTCTGAGCCTGTATCTTCTGGGCTCAGTTGCCGGCGCACGGAAAGGCGTTTCATGAGCAAGTTCACGAAGTGCGAGAAGATCGCCAAGGTCGACGAGGGTCTGGGACTCGTCTTCGGCTGGGGGATCGTCTGCAAGGTCAACGGCGAGGACTACTACGACTCGCAGGGTGACCACATCCCCGAGGACGCAATGCTCGAGGCCGTGACGGACTTCGCGAAGACCGACCGAGTCGCCGGCGACATGCACGTCTTCAAGGACGGCACGGTCGTCCACGAGTTCCCGCTCACGGACGAGATCGCCAAGGCGTTCGGCATCGCGACGACCCGCACGGGGTGGATGGTCGCGGTTCAGCCCAGCCCCGAGGTGCTGCAGAAGTTCAAGACCGGTGAGTACACCGGGTTCTCGATCGGCGGACGCTATGTCGAGAACGAGCCCGTCGAGGAGTGACGCAGTGAGTTCGATCCGCCGCAAGCAGAAGATGAAGAAGTTCACCATCGACGAGCTTTCGAGCGTCGATCGCCCCGCGCAGGGGGACGCCAAGGCGCTGATCATGAAGCGCAAGGGCAAGGACTACGAGAAGGAAGAGGACGTGAAGAAGTTCGACGGTGCCGTCACCGTCGTTACGTCGGCCGACAACGGCCACGCGCACGTCCTCCGCATCTGGCTCGGGGAGGACCGAGCCGGCACCACGAATTTCGCGATGGCTCCCGAAGGCGAGGAGCACGACCACCCCTGGTTCTTCAACGAAGAGGGTGAGATCGAGATCGCGATGAACGACGGTCACATGCACGCGGTCGCGCGTGATGCCGTGGTCAGCACAGTGATGGCCATGGTCACCAAGGGCGAATTCACCGAGGAGCAGATGGAGCTGGTCTCCAAGCGCTTCCCGGAAGTCGTCCCCACGGAGGAGTCCAACATGGACGAACTGCAGAAGGCGAACGAGCGGCTCCAGGCCATCGTCGCACTCCCCGCCGACCAGCGCGCTCACTTCGACGCGATCGAGAAGGCGGAGGATCAGGACGCGTTCCTGGCCAAGTCGGCCGACGAGCGCACGGAGATCGTGAAGGCCGCGACGGCGCCGAAGGTCGAGAAGACCGAGACGCCCGAAGCGAAGGTCGAGAAGAGCGAGGGTTCGGAGGTGATCTACACCGCGCTCAACGGATCGACCTTCACGAAGAACGACGACGCTCGCCTCGTCGCGGCGGTCATCGAGGCCGACACCGCGAAGAAGAACGCCGACGCCGCGCTGGCGAAGGCCGAAGAGGCCGCGTTCGAGAAGCGTGCCGACGAGGAACTCGCGCATCTGCCGGGAACCACGAAGTCGCGCGCCGCGCTGCTCAAGTCCGTCGAGGCGATCGAGGACGAGGGTGAGCGAGCCCAGGCGCTGAAGGCGCTGAAGGCTGGCAACGATGCCATGGGCAACCCGACGAACACCGTCGGCTACCAGGGCACGGTCGCCATCGAGAAGTCCGACGCCGACAACGAGCTGGACGAGCTGGCCAAGGCGCACGCCAACGAGAAGGGCATCTCCTTCGAGAAGGCGTACGACGCGGTTCTCCAGACGCCGAAGGGTCGGGAACTCTACGAGCAGCATCGCGAGGCGATGATCACGCGGCACTAGGCCGCAGGGAGGAAGCCAATCATGGCGACTCATCAGGCAACGGAAGCCGTCACGCTTGTGGCGGAGTCGGCCATCACCGTTTCCCGCGCGCTCGAGGTCACGTCCTCGGGCACCGTCCAGCACGCATCGGCGCAGACCGACGCGATCGTGGGCGTGGCCGCGGAGTCGGTGGCGGCCGGTGATTCGGTCGGCGTCACGCTCCTGAAGGGCGTGTGCGAGATGGAAGCCGGTGGCACCATCACGGCCGGACAGCTCGTCGTCGCAGCGGCGACGGGCACGGTGACGGGAGTCGCGAGCCTCGCGGCCGTTCCCGTGGATTCCATGGCGATCGGTGTGGCTCTCGACGGTGCGTCGAGCGGCGACATCTTCCGCGTCCTCGCGCTGCCCCTCGCGGCACCGCACACGGCGTAAGCGAGGTACTGACCAATGCCGTTCATCCAGCCCTCGCGATCCGACGTGCATGTCGACGGACCCCTCACGAACATCTCCGTCGCGTTCATGCAGGATCAGAACAACTTCGTGGCCGACCGGGTGTTCCCGAACATCCCGGTCTCGCACCAGTCGGACGTGTACTACACGTACCCGAAGGGTGAGTTCAACCGCGACGACATGGAGGTCCGGGCTCCGGGCACCGAGTCGGCCGGCGCGAACTACCAGCTCGCCACGGACACCTACTCGGCCCCCGTCCGCGCGCTCCACAAGGACGTCGCGGATCAGGTCCGAGCCAACGCCGACGACCCGCTGTCCCCGGACCGCGAGGCGACGGAGTTCCTGACGACCAAGGCCCTCATCAACCGTGAGGCGAACTGGGCCGCCGAGTATTTCTCGGCGGGCGTCTGGGACACGGACGTGACCTCCGGTCTCAACTGGGACGACGGAGCGAACTCCGACCCGATCGCGGACGTGCGCACGGGCGTGCGGACGATCCTCCAGAACACCGGCTTCGTCGCGAACACGCTCGTTCTCGGCCGGCAGGTGTTCGACATCCTCGCGGACCATCCGGACATCATCGGTCGCCTCGACCGCGGTCAGACGTCCGGCCCCGCGCGGTCCAC